CGGATCTGAGCATCACCGAACCTTTGACTCAGGTGGTCATCAACGCGAAACGCGTCAAATCGGACAACGGCAAGCTCTCTTTCGACGACGTGGAGATCACGATGGGAGACCAGAGCCGTCTTCCACCACAATTGACCGCCATGCAGAAGAGCCTCACCATCGATTCCGACATGCTTGCCGTGGACGACTCGGGCGGCGTATGGAACAGCGGCGGCACCTCGAACGTCAGCGACACCGACCGCGCCAACGTCGCGCAATGGCTCGAATCGCACGACCTGCGAATGGTCCCGGAGACAGTGACGTTCAACAGCACGCGAATCGACCCGGCACGGCTGCCATGGCTGTACAAGGCGGCACCATCCGGCCCGTTCGTCATCGTCAAGGCCAAGGCGTCGGCCCTGATCGGCTCAGATGGCCGACCGTCCTTCACCGGCCCCATCACGACCATCGGCGGGACGCTCTCATACCGGTGGCGCAACGGCAAACCGACACTCACCCAGGAAGCGACGCTCGCCGCGCTTCGACCGCTCTTGACAAACCGCATCACATGGGCCGACCTGCCATCCGGCCTCAGCTGGCAGCAGCTCGACCTGCACATCTGCGACCTCTCGATGATCCAGATCATCGACGCTTCTTCACCCACCGCCGAAAAGGAAGGAACACAATGACAGCAACAACACCAATCTACGGCCTCTCATATCCGGAAGGCTCCGACCTCGTATCAACCGCACCGGACTCGTTCAAGAGCATGGCCGACACGTTCGAGAAGGCGCTTGACCAAGTGGACCGGAGGACCACGCCAGAAGGCGTCAAACCGGCCGTCGCCACCACCCTCGAAGCCCTTCGGCAGATCACCGGCGTCACCGGCCAAACAGGTTTCGTCACCGGCGGCAACGACGACAACGGGCCATACGTATGGGACGGGACCCAATGGGTCAAGACCAGGAACGCCGACCAGCCATGGAACGGCGTATGGAGACTCAACTCAGATATCTACACCGGCCGCAAATGGGTCGATGGCCGGAGAATCTACATGCAGGTAAGGGAATACAAGAATCTGGCGAACAATTCCAGAACATCACCGGGCATCAGCAACATGTATACGCTGCTGGATGCACACGTCATCACACAGGGCAAGAACGGCTGCATGCAGCCATACCTTGCGACAGACACCTACTGGCATTCGGAAGTCACGGTCACACCGAGCGAGATCATCGTGCGCAAAGGCTCGTCGAACACGGCCGCCATCAACGTCTGGATCGTCTTCATCTACACCGCGGACGACCCGGCATGACGGATCTCATCATCGCCATCGTCGGCGCGGTCGGCGCGGTAGTCGGCGCACTGGTCTCCACCCTCTCGGCCGCCGCGAAGAACAAGATGGAAGCCTACCGGCTCGCGCAGAAGATGCAGGCCGACAACCAACGCCTGTGGCAATGGAACCGGCAACTCATCGACCACATCTACAGGCGCGCCCCGCCACCGCCGCCGGAACCACCTGAAGACCTTTTCCGCGAGTAGAAGGAGCCAACATGAGCGGCATCATCTGGAAAGGAAGCCCGAACCATTACGTTGGCCGCAACGGCTACGGCGTCACGCACATCACTTTGCACATCATGGTCGGATACCTCGCCGGCACCGATGCCACGTTCGCCAGCCAGTCGAGCCGGGCATCGGCACACTACGGCATCGGCGCGACCGGAGAGATCCACCAATACGTGTCGGAACTCGACGGCAGCTATTCCGACGCGAACTGGGCATCTAACAATTCGACCATCAGCATCGAGCATGAGGGAGGAATGGCCAACGGTGCGGTCTGCACCCAGGAGTGCATCGACGCAAGCGCGCGCCTCTGCGCCGACATCGCGCGCAGGTACGGGTGGACGAAACTGTGGCACGACGGGCTGAAAGGCAACGTATGGCTACACCGGGAGATCCCAGGCACAGACCACCTCTCATGCCCCGACCTCGCGCCCAACGGCCTGCCATACAAGCAGATCATCGACAAAGCAAATCAGATACTCGAAGGAGGCTCCATGTCAAACGCAGGAGACGAAGTATGGAACTGGGCCTACAAGCCCAACGGGAAGAACGCAACACCTGGCGGCAACATGTACAACCTGCTCACCTATGAATTGCCGTCTCGAATCTGCGCAAGCATCATGACCTACAACTACAGGGGCAGCGCGCCGGGCGGCAACATCTACAACACAATCTGCTTCGAGATTCCGAACCGCATCGACAAACTCACCAAGACCATCGAGGCGCAACAGCAGCAGATCACCGCACTCACCGAAAAAATCGCCAAACTGGAAGGAAACTCATGACCGACACCACGGAAAACCGCCTGCCATCGACCGACACCACCGCGCGACTCGGCATGCTGCCGATCGATGGACAGACCCCACAAGGGGCCACCGTCACCGCCACCGATGATGATGTGGCCGAAGACATGCCGGCCACGACACCGAAAATCGACAGCGGGACGGTCTCAAGATTCCTCGTGCTCCTGCTCGCGCTCGTCAACCAGGCATTGACGATGTTCGGCCATCCGGTGCTCAACATCGATGACACGACCATCACGCAGCTCGTAAGCCTCGCATGGACAGCCGGCAGCGCCATCTGGTGCTACTGGAAGGACAACGACGTGACGAAGGCGGCTCGCACCAAGAAAGCACGGCTCTCGGCCTAAACGTCAAGTCTGACGGCAGCCGTTGCCGCACGTAAACGGCCATCGGGCATGGCCACGTAATGCTCTGTGGTCTCCACAGACTCATGGCCGAGCAGTTCGGCCACGACGAAGAGATCATGCGTCGTCGCATACGTCACCGTGGCGAATCTGTGCCTCAGCGTGTGTGCGCCGTATCCGTCTGGCAGCAGATGGCTGATGTGGTCGCCGACATATGATTCTTCGACGTGGCCTCCGAACCGGCCGGGGAACAGGTAGCCATGCGCGTCCATGATGATGCCGGCCAGATCATCCGGCAACGGCACTATGCGCTGCTTGTCGCCTTTGCCGCGCACGATCAATGACCGGCCGGCGCTGTCGGCCACCACGTCATCGCTGTGGACCCGCGCAATCTCGCCACGCCGCAGTCCGCACTCCGCGCCCAGCCGGATCATGAGTCTTTCCGACGGCGTGGCCATCTCCATCGCCGCAGCGATGTAACGGTCCGGGCATGGTCTGGGATGCGCGTGCGGCTTCTTCACCCTTGGCACGTCCAGACTCGGATCATCCGACCGTCTGCCGCTTTTATGCAGCCATCGGAAGAACGACGATATGGTGTTCCTGTATGCTTTGCGCGTCTCCGGTTTCCATTGTTGTCGCGCAAAGACCTGCACAATCTGCTCCGTGGTCACGTCTTTGGGGCCTGACGGCAT